CAGCCGTGGCCAGAGCCAGGGCCAGGGGCTTGTGCCAGCCATGCCGATTGCGGGACGGGAGGGGGCACCCATATAGGGGCGGGGGGGTATTCCCTCCCCCCACCCCCCTTTCTTGCCTCGCGTATGGAAAATATCCCCTCCTTTGCTTTTCTTGTCTTTTTCTGTGATGATTTATTTGCAGTCTTTGAGGGTCAAAATAAGGTCTAAAAAATTGTGAATAAATCTGCTCTGAAGGGCAAAAAGGTCGTTGTGTACAAGTACTGACAAATCAGTTGTCAGTACTGACAAACATTTGTCAGTAGTTACTGACAACTGACAACTGACAACCCCCCCTTTAGGGGGGGGTTGTCAGTTGTCAGTAGGTACTGTCAGAAGTGTCAAATTTACTGACAAACCCAAAAAGTTGTCAGTGAATAAGTCTGCTCCAGAGGGGCATTTTAGCCCTTGCTGGAATTATTCACAAAAATGCGAAAAGGAGGTTTATGAAGGAGGAAGGGACGGTTGTACGGAGGAAGAAGTTTGATCCTGCGATAACGGATTTGGAGAACTTCAGCAGGGAGATATTTGGGTTACAGTTGTACGACTGGCAATTGAAGGCGATGAAGTCGATAACTGGGAAGGGGGGGAAATGTCGGGTTGCTGTTCGGGCGGCTAATGGCAGTGGGAAGACTACGATGTTGGCGGCACCTGCTGCGTTGTGGCATGCCTTGGTATATCCCGGCAGCATAACGATTACGACTTCTGGGGTATTCCGGCAGGTGAAGGAGCAGATGTGGCCCTGTATCAGGAGTTTGGCGGCGAAGGTGAAGGGATGGGGGGTACAATGTACGCAGACGGACTTAACGACTGCGCATGGCAGTCGGGTGATAGGATTTTCCACCGATGACCCAGGGCGGTTTGAGGGGTGGCATGCGGAGCAATTGATGATCATCATTGATGAGAGCAAGACGGTATCTGACGGGATATTTGAGGCGGTTAGTCGGTGTCAGCCTACGCGGCAGATAGTGATTTCGAGTCCTGGCGGGACGAGCGGGGAATTTTATCGGATATTCAACAAGCAGTCGCACATGTGGGATTGTTTCAAGGTATCGGCTTATGATTGTCCGCATATTTCGGAGGAATGGATTAACGACCAGTTTGAGCGTTGGGGGCGTGATCATCCGTTGGTTCAGAGTTCGGTTTTTGGGGAATTTCAGGTATTGGATGATGAGCGGTTGGTTTTGCCGTATCCCGTGGTGGAGAACTGCATGGAGAATCCGCCGAGGTTTAAGGGTAAGGACATGTCTGCTGGGGTGGATTTTGCTGGCGGTGGTGATGAGAATGTTTTGGCGATACGGAAGGGGAACAGGGTTGATCGTGTGGTGAGTTGGCGTGAGAACGACACGATGGCGGCGGTGGGTCGGTTTATTCTGGAGTTTCGTAAGGCTGGATTGAGTGGTGACCAGATATATGCGGATGTGGGTGGGTTGGGGTTACCGATGGCTGATGCGCTTCGGGAGGCGGGTTGGGATGTGCATCGGGTGAATTTTGGGGGGCGGGCGCAGGATAAGGAGGCATTTTCCAATCGTGCGACAGAGATGTATTTTGCGATGGCGCGATTGGTGGAGAAGTGTGAGGTGATTCTGCCGGACAACGATGATGTGTTAATCCAGCAATTGACGACCCGCAGGTGCAGTGCAAACAAGAATGGGCGCTTGAACCTTGAGAGCAAGGCTGAGATGAAGTCGAGGGGGTTGGCCAGTCCTGACCGTGCGGATGCGGTGGTGATGGCGATGACAGGTGTTGGGGCGGTGGATGACTTGGTTTTCCAGTATCAAAGGCCGAGTTTGGAGGATGTGCTGGAGATAGCCGGAGGGGATGAGGGGATATTGCCGGGGATGAATGTGGGGCTGTAAAGTTTGGTATAGGGGGGGGGTAGAAAACAGTCATAACTTTTTCCTTTTCCTTGTTGCCATGACGCCAAAACGTCATACGATTTAAGAGTGATGAAGAATACTACACTACTAAAGACGGGAGAGGTTGCCGAGATACTTCGGGTGGACGTGCAGACAGTTCGCCGTCTTATCCGTTCCGGGACACTTGTAGGCTACAAGTTTGGATACCGGACGATGCGAATAGACAAGGATTCAGTGGATCGGTTTATGGAAGCCCACAGACCCCCTGTAGGAGATGTGAACCAAAAAGCGGTGGAAACTGGGAGATGTGAACCGATCCCGGCCCTAATGGGATAGGGGATTAAAAAGCCCCTTATAATCCCCTAATGGGATAGGGGATTAAAAGGGTGTTTTGCGGCCCTAGTAATTCCGAAGTAAATATTTTAGTTACTTCGGAAAGAGTCTCCAATTCTTGTAACGAGAATCGGCACAATTTGTTACATGACACCCCGTTGAGGTCTGTGAATGATCGACAAAATCCGTTGCCGATCAAGTCTGAGCGACAAAAATACCCCAGACTTGGGTGGTGTTTTGGGCTTTTAGACAAACCCCATATTTTCTGTTTGCGGTAATTCTAATTATCAGCAGAATTATGGTTGATGGTAAAAGGGGGTTCACGCAGGGATTTAGCGGGTGCTATATTTTCAGACCTGAAAGATCGAGTGACTTGGGATTCGCGTCAGTCGATGTTTTACCGGATGCGCCATAATGGTTTGCGGCGGAAGAGCAAACCGTGGCCTGGGGCGTCAGACGCGCACTTCCCGTTGAGCGACACCATCATTGAGAAGCTCAAGCCTTATTTTTTCCAGCAGTTATTTGCCACGGATCAGGTGGCGCAATTCACTCCGATTAAGGGGGATGCACTGGTTTATGCAACTGGTTCGGCGCAATGGTTTGATTACCAGTTGAAGCAGAAGTCAAACCTTGAAAAGGAGATTTTGGCGGCGATTGACTCGATGCTGACTGGTGGGCGCGGGGTGATGAAGGTTTTCTGGGGGGACAAGGGGTCATCCTACAAGGGCGACGGCAAGGGGTTGGTGTATCAGTCTATTGACCCGCAGCACATCATTGTGCCCGCATGGACGACAAAGCTGGAGGATGCTGATCGCATTGTGCATGTGCAGAATTATTCTCAGGAAGGTTACCGGCGCAACAAGTTGTTCAAGCAGGGCGACGATTTTATTCGGCGCATCACGGGTGAGGGCGACAGCAAGAAGGGCGACCTTGAGAAGCGGCAGGACATGTACCGTCGCGAGGGGTTGACCTTTAACCAGGATGACTCGATCTGTGTGTGGGAGACTTGGACAAGGGACGAGAAGGGCAAATGGTGGTGTGAAACATTCAGCCCGCTGGAACCCGAGGTGGACATTCGTGAACCCTACCAGTTGCCGTATAAACATGGAATGCCGCCTTTCTGTGCCTTTGAGTACGAGGTGAAGGATCAGCGTTGGTATTCGCCGCGTGGCGTGTGCGAGATGGTTGCGGTGCATGAGGCTGAGTTGTGCAAGTTGATGAACGAGAAGAACGACTACATGACAATGGTCAACCGTCCGTTGTTTCGTTCCGCGCGCGAGATACCCAATGCTGCAAATTTAAAATTTAATCCCGGCCAGATTCTTCCCTTTGACATTCAGCCGGTGCAGATGCCGCAACCACCCATTAGTTTTGACCAGTCCTTGGTGCAGGTGCGGGACTTGGCCGAGCAGAGGGTGGCGACTCCTGACTTTGGGTTGTCGCAGACCTTCAGCGTGCAGGAGCGCCGCACGGCGACGGAGATCAATGCCATTGGCCAAATGTTTCATCAGTCGAGCGACCTGCGTTTGCGGGTGTTCCGCATGGGCCTCAATCAGCTTTATCGGATGAGTTGGGATTTATTGGTGCAGTATGCGGCTGACGACCTGAACTACTGGTTTGTGGATGACGCGGGTGAACTGGACGTGGATGCGCTGCGTGAGGAGTACGACATCAAGCCCAGTGGCAGTGCGGACGGGGTGAACCGTGCGTTTATCTATCAGCGTGCATTGAATCGGTTCCAGATGATGGCAGGCGACCCGTTCATTGATCAGGGCGAGTTGCGCAAGAGCATTCTTGAGGCGGACGACGTGGCGCTGGTGAAGCGCCTGTATCGTGATCCTGAGTTGAAGATGGCGGATCAGGCAGAGGATCAGGCCAACGAGATCACGTTCCTGCGCCTTGGTTTTCCGGCAGTGGTAAAGCCAACTGACGACCATGCCACGCACATTCGCACGATCATGGGGTACATGCAGATGAGTGCGCAGACGAATCGTCAACTTGAGGCAATGGAGATGCAGCGTTTACAGGAGCACATTCAGTCCCACTTGCAGTTGTTGCGTGAGCAGGACTCGAAGGCAGCAAAGGCGATTGAGGCTGAGTTGCAGGAACTTTCAGCCGCCGCGCGGCGAGCGCAGCAACCTCCCGACGCGCCTGGGGGTTTGGGCGTTGATGCGGGCAATGAAGTAATGAGCGGGGAGGTATTGAGTGCTGCGTAGGTTGCGGGCGGCTTTCTCATTTATGAGGCTGACCCGATGGACGAGTCATCGTGGGATGCCGGAATGGCGTGCGGAGGATGCACGCGGGTTGCAGGTTTTTTTAAGGACAGGAACGGGGGTCAGGTTGCGGGCCTTATTACTGGCGATGACAGTGCGCCAGTCGATGGACGGCATGAATGCTGGGAAGGATTTGGAATATCGAGCCGGTTATGCGGCTGGATTTCGGGGTGCGGTGGCGAGCTTGGATTCGCTCCTGCCGAGGCCCGAGTTGACTGGCGAGGGGCAAAGGCCCGATGGCCAGCCAACGGATGATTTGGCGTGGATGACGGAGAACGCAGATGAGTGAAGAACAAAAAGCTGAACAGTCGGAGACGGCTGCCAAGGAACCCGATTCGCGTGAGCAACTGCTGCAAGCGATAGCAGAAGCTGATGGCACGCAATCGGAACGCGCGGAACCCCCGAAGGGTGAGAGTCGCGCCTCATCCGGGCAGGAGTCGGAAGACACGTCAACCACAACCAAGACTGCGAAGGAGGCGGAAGCCAAGGACGCAGGAGATAGTGCCGAGGCAACCCAAGAGGAAGCCGAGGCCGGAACGGACAGCAGGCAGCAGGATGAAGCGGCGGAAAAGCCCGAATCCCGTCGCTCAGAAAAGGCACGCGAACGATTATCAAAAGGTTGGCAGGATTTAAATCAGGCCAAGTCCCAATTGAAGAAGGAGCGGGCCGATTTTGAGCGTTGGAAGGAGGAGCAGACCGATAGCGTGGAGGAATCCAAGGCGGACGGGATGCATTCGGCTGACGAGTACCTGCAACTTGCAAAGGAATACCGTGAGGAAGGTGAGGTTGAAATGGCGAAATTGGCGGAACGCAGGGCCAAGGAGGCAGTTGCGAATAGCCAAGAGCGCGAGCGAGCCGAGGCGGAATCAGTGATCCAAGATGAGTGGAACAGCAATCTCGACAAGATGATCGAGAGGAATCCCGAGCTTGGCTCGGAGGATTCGGCGTTGTTTCGCGGCGTGACGGATGCGCTTGAGAAACGCCCTTTCCTCGGCAAATACCCTGAAGGGATTGTGGATGCGGTTGAGTTCGTAAAGGCCAAGGTGGCGGCTGGCGAAGCCGAGGCGTTGAAAGAGGAAAACTCGAAACTCCGGGTGGAGATTGACGAGTTGCAGGAAAAAACATCGGTCACAGGCGGGCCACCGAGCAGGGGCACAAAGGAGGCTAAAGGGTTTGACGACATGAACCACGGCGAAAGGCGTGAGGCGATATTGTCTGCCCTAAAGACTGCCGACGATGCTGGCGAGGTGGTGTTCAGGTGACCACAACTATGGGGGTAAATTATGGCTAATATTGGAAGTGCCACTTCTGGAATTGCTGATCAATTTCAGCGGCATTTTAGCAAGGAGTTGCTCGACTACATTGTAAAGTCGTTGCAAATGGTACAATTCGCGAAGCGCGCACCGTTGCCGGAGAAGTCCGGCAGCAAGACGATCCGTTGGTTTCGGTTCGACGAACCGTCCACATCGAAGGTGCAGACGTTGACCGAGGGAACAGCAATTGGTTCCAGTGATTACCGCACCATGAGCCTGTCCAGCGTTGACGCTGATCTGGTTCAGTACGGTGAGGTACTGGCAATCACCGACGTGCTGAAGCTGGCCGAGTTATTCAATCACCTGGAGCAGGGTGTGAAGGTGACCGGCCAGGATGCGGCGCTCCACTTCGATACGCTGATGCGCAATAAGCTGGCCAGTGATATTACTGGCAAGCAGACGCGCATGGCGCAAGGGTTGGCCGATTATGCGGCGGTGAACAGTGCGACTGCGGCGGATGCTGCGGTTGTGGCCAATGACCTGCTGGATGCGGCAACCCAGTTGCGCAACAACAACACGCCGTCTGTTGGCGGCACGTTTGTGATGATCGCCCCTCCGGCGATTGCGCGCGACCTGATGACCACCTCTGCGTGGTTGAATGCATCGCAGTACAGTGCGGTTGAGCAGTTGTGGAAGGGTGAAATTGGCAGCCTCTATGGCGTCAAGGTCGTCCAGACCACCAACGGGTTCACCTCGGATGGTTCCACGCAGCACACCTATGATGCGGCAGGGGCGATTCATAGTTCATTCATCTGCGGCAGTGATGCCTTTGGCGTGAGTGATGTGAATTCCCAGTCGCCCTACGCGCCCAAGGTCTATGTGACCCAGGGAGCGAGCAAGGATGACCCAATCGACCAAGTAACCAAGGTCGGCTGGAAAACATTCCACGCCGAGGCGGTGTTGCAGCCGAAGTATTACGTCGAGTTGTATTCGAAGACGAACTTCAGCTAATCCCATCAGCCGGTGGGGGCGGCGGTCATTGGAGACATCGGGAACCATGTCACCGATTTCCAGTGGCCGCTACCCCGCTGGTTTTTAACCATGCCACTATTTACATTCATCAACTGGAAGGGCGAAACCATCGAGCGCATTGCGAAGCCTGACGAGAAGTCGATCACGGAGGACGGTCAGGTTTGGTTTAGGGGTGCGGCACCGGAGCAGTTTGCGTTCACGGGCAGGAGTCTTCCTGCCTCGCTCAAGGACAAGATTTTCAAGGGCTACCAAGAGCAGGAGAACCGTCATGGTTCACGCTGGCGGAGTTCATTCAGCAAGAAACAAATCAAGAAGATTTGGGAGGATTAAATCATGGGCACACTGTACGACAGGACTATCTCATCGAGCTACACGGAGTTGTTGAAGACCACCTCCACGGGTGGCGTTACTGCCACGCTTGACACGGTGGAGGATGGTGACGCCACGGCATCTGCCCTTCAGATTTCATCTGCTGGAATCAAGTCAACCGGCACGCTGGAGGCGACGGGAGACACGACGCTGGGTGGTTCACTTTCATTGGGTGGCGTTGCAATTTCCGCGACTGGCACGGAGTTGAATTATTGTGACGGGGTGACCAGTTCGATCCAGACCCAGTTGGATGGCAAGCTGGGGTTGGCACCGGAGGTGAGTGATCTTGCGGCATCGGCAGTTGTATTGGAGTCGGAGGGAATTGCCAGCAACGACAATGACACGACCCTGCCAACCAGTGCTGCGGTTAAGGACTACGTTGACACGAAGGTGACCGGCGAGGACTTGGACGTGACCACTGACAGTGGCACGATTGCAATTGATCTGGACGGGGAAACACTGACTGTCACGGGCGGCACGGGGATTGACACGTCTGCCACGGGCAACGCGGTTACTGCCGCGATTGACTCAACGGTCACGACACTCACGGGGTCACAGACTCTAACCAACAAGACACTGACTTCGCCCGTACTGGACACGGGCGTGTCCGGCACGGCAATCAAGGATGAGGACGACATGGCGTCCGACTCTGCAACCCATCTTGCAACCCAGCAATCGATCAAGGCATACGTCAATGCGACGGTGGGAATTTCAGATATCGTGGAAGATACGTCTCCACAACTTGGAGGCAACCTCGATGTCAACGGGAAGGATATAACTTCTGTCTCGAACGGCAACATCCCCTTGGTGCCAAACGGCACGGGCAAGGTGATTTTGGATGGACTGGAATGGCCAACCTCAGACGGCAGCAACGGGCAGGTGATACAGACGGACGGCAGTGGTGCGTTGTCGTTCGTTGACCAGACGGGTGGTGGTGGTGGTTCGAGCAACTCGTTTGTGACCATCGCACTTTCTGCCGATGGCGGTTCTGCGTCTGGCGACAGCAGTGTGGTTGCGGACTCAAGCACTGACACGCTTGCGCTGAAGGCTGGCAGCGGCGTGACGGTGACGGGTGATGCGGACAATGACGCGATAACGATTTCCGCTACTGACACGAATACAAATCAGCTTACCGAGTGGAAGCTGCGTGATGGCGACGAGTCAGTAACAGTCAATCACGACAAGGAGGTCAAGTTTGCTGCCAGTGGCGCGGCTTCGGTTGAATTGTCGGGCGCGGGAACGACTGGTGATCCGTTCCTGATGACTATTGGTTCCACGGACACGAACACGACATACACGGCGGGTGACGGACTTGATCTCTCTGGCACAGAGTTTAGTGCTGACCTTAAAGCAAATGGCGGGGTTGTTGTCGAGTCCACTGAGCTTGCAATAGACCTTGGCGCGTCCAGCATTACGGGCACGTTGGCGGCGACGGATGGAGGGACGGGGTTAACCAGCATCTCAACACTCCTCAACTCAAACACCACCAAGTCCGATGTGGGTCTTGGCAGTGTGGAGGACACGGCACTTTCGACATGGGCCGGAACCACGAATGTCACAACGCTTGGAACAATCTCAAGCGGAACATGGCAAGGCACAGACATTGCCGTTGCTGACGGAGGCACGGGGGCAAGCACGGCGGCAGATGCGAGGACAAACCTTGGCCTAGAAATCGGCACGGATGTAGCGGGACTGGGAACTACCCAGACATTCACCAAGACCCAAATCCCCAGCACCGAAACAAACACCTCTGTCACCGGCACAGTCACGCCGGATATGGATACCTATAATAATTTCATCTGGACGCTCACGGGGAACCTCACGCTTGGTTCACCCGCTGACGAGACTGTGGGGCAGACAGGTGTTTTTGTTTTTATTCAAGACGGCACAGGCAGTCGGTTGCTCGATCATTCCACCAGCGGTCAATTCTTCGTTGCTGAAGGGTCGGCCCTGACTCTCTCCACCGCTGCCGATGCAATTGATGTAGTTCCCTACACGGTCATTGCAGATGGCAAGATTCTGCTTGGCCCGATTACCAAGTCATACGCAGTAAGTTAATCATGTTTGCCCACGGACAATTCTTCGGAAACCCCCCGACACCCTACAACCAAGCCACAGGCGGCACAGTGTCTTACGATGGCGATTACAAGGTGCATGAGTTTACTGGCTCAGGCAGTTTCGTGGTAAGTGCGACTGGAACTACAGACGCCACTGTAGAGTACCTAGTCGTTGCAGGAGGTGGAGCAGGCGGCGGCGACGGTCAGGCGGGTGGCGGTGGTGGCGCGGGAGCATACAGGACAGAATCTGGCCTTACTGTATCAGCGCAGTCCTACACAATAACTGTCGGCTCAGGAGGTGCATCTGTTGACGGCATAGGCGGAGACGGTAGCGACTCAGTTTTCAGTACCATTACATCAGACGGCGGCGGTGGTGGTGGAATCTTTGGTGTGGCAGGAAATGATGGAGGTAGCGGAGGGGGCGGTGGATTTTGGGGCGGCGGAGCAGGGGGAACGAGCGACTACTCTTACGGCAACGATGGCGGAGCAGGCGACTCCTCAACCGATAATGGAGCTTGCGGTGGCGGTGGTGGTGGCGCAACTGGCACTGGCGGGGCCGGGAATATTGACACGGTGAGTTCTTTTCCCCGGACGACTGGAGGCTACGGAGGCGACGGCACTGCAAGCTCAATCACTGGCTCATCGGTTACTTACGCTGGCGGCGGTGGTGCTGGAACCAACAGCCCCGGAGCAGGGGCAGCAGGCGGGACTGGCGGCGGAGGGGCAGGCGGAGCGGCTTACGGAGACGGAGGCAGCGCAGGGACCACCAACACAGGCGGCGGTGGTGGCGGGTCGAGTGACGGGACTCAGGCTTACCACGGCGGAGCAGGCGGCTCAGGCATCGTGGTCATTCGCTACAAGTACCAGAATTAAGGAGATAGAATTATGGCACACTTCGTTGAACTAGATGATGACAACAAGGTCATTAGGGGCATCGTCGTCAACAACGCTGACACGGCAGACGCCGATGGGGTTGAGGATGAGAGCATCGGCATCGCCTTTTGCCGCAAGCTGCTGGGAGGTGCATGGAAGCGCACCTCATACAACACGCGCGGCGGCGAGCATTCCGGTGGCGGCACTCCGTTCCGAAAGAACTACGCTGGCAAAGGCTACACCTATGACGAGGATCGTGACGCCTTTATCCCGCCCAAGCCGTTTGATTCGTGGGTGCTGGACGAGGATACCTGTCAGTGGGGCGCGCCTGTGCCGTTGCCTGACGACGCTGGGCCGGATAAGCGGTATCGGTGGAACGAGGATGAGGGCAGTTGGGAGGTAGTAGAATGATGCCACTCGATGAACATTACGATAGGGATGCGCTGGGGCCGACACTCTCGCGCATGGAAACAAAACTCGACCAACTGCTCACCGAGAGTAAGGAGCATGAAAATCGCATCATGGCGTTGGAGCGTTTCCGTTGGTGGCTCGTCGGCGCACTGGGGCTGGGCAGTTCCGGTGGCGCGGTCTTGGCAACGAAACTTTTACAGCAATAAAGAAAATGAAGACCTTGAGCGCAATTATTCTTGCGGGTTGGACACTGATCGCATCTGCGGCTGAGAGGTATATCCCCGAGTATCTGGGGAAAATCTCGGTCACGGTGCGTGCGGAGTCTGGTTACGGGAAGTCTGAGGGTAGCGGCACCCTGTTTGTGCGTAAAGTGGACGGCAATGACAAGACGTTTTGTTGGACGGCGGGCCACGTTATTGAGCGGCTACGGAGCGTGGAGGATCGGATTGTGGACGGCAAGACCTCCAAGCGGGTAACTTTTGAAAATCCCCGACTGGTTCGCGAGTTACGCAACAAGGATGGGCGACGGACAGGGGAGGTGGTGGTCGATGCGAAGGTGATCCGTTACTCGCCTGCCAACAAGCATGATTTGGCGTTATTGATGGTGATGTCCGAGGATTTTGAGGCGAAGGACACCCTTGTTTTCCTGCCGAAGGATGCTCCCCTGACTCGCATTGGCGCGAAGGTACATCACACGGGGTCATTCTTGGGCGGGGACGGGGCAAATAGTTACTCGGACGGGGTGCTGTCGGCTCACGGGCGGATACTCTTCAAGGTGACGTTCTGCCAGACAACCGCTCCTGCCTACCCAGGCAGCAGTGGTGGCATCATGGCGGATGACAAGGGAAACTACATCGGCATGTTGGTCAGGGGTGCTGGCAGCGATTTTAACTTGAGCGTACCGACTGCCCGTTTATGGCGTTGGGCGAAGGAGAACGGTGTTGAGTGGGCGATGAATCCCAAGCTGCCGATCACCATGAAGGAGATTGATAAGCTGCCCATTGAGGGGCCAGCGGCCAGCGGCAGCAAGCCTGGTGACGGGGATCATAAGGCTTACCCATTCTTGATTCGGCGCATTGGAGGGAAGGGGGAGTGAGTGATGAATTGTATGTTTTTGCAGGTGTTAACTGCTGCACTGCTAGTACTGAGTTTGGTGGTCAATTATATGCTTTGGCAGGACTACAAGGCACTGGACGACAAGTGGGCTGAGATCGAGCGTGAGGCTGCCGCGAACAACGGCATTGCGGTGGTGGTGATTGAATAATTTGGCGTGGGTTGGAGCATGATAAAAAATGAAGGATAAGTTAAAGAGCAGGAAATTGTGGGTCGCAATAGGCGGACTGTTAATGGTCATGGCAACTGAGTGGTTCAATCTCAGTCCTGACGTGGCGGATAAGGTCATTGGCGCGATTGTTGTGATCGTGCCTGCCTACATCGGGGGTCAGGGAATAGTGGACGCAATGAAAGAATATGCCGCCAAGAAATAATGGCAGCCATTATCAAGGTCATTCTTGGTTTTCTGGCGGAGTTGTTCCGCCGAGAAATCAAGCAGGACGTAAAGGCAAGTGATGCAGAAACTGAAAAAAGCATTCGTGATCGTTGGCGTGCTCATCTTGAGCGCAAGCTGCGGGACGACTAGGGTGGTGTTTGTGGACACTCAGGCCGATCTTGTGAGGTTGGGGCCGAATGTGAGCGGGAAGGTTTACTTCCGAAAGGGAGGCGAGTGGGTGCTGTCGAAGAACAAGGTCAAGCTACCAGAAGGTTGGTACGCTGGCGGGTTACCGAAGGAGGAAAATTAGATGCCGGACATTACAAAAGGTGTGACTTACAGTTCGGGTGATACGCTCACTGCGGCATCGCTCAATTCCCTGATTGATGATGCGACAATCAACGATGGGGTGGTGACGACCAGCAAGCTCGCCACTGGCGCAGTCAGCACTGCGAAGATGGCGGCACTTGCTGATGGGAGGATCATCATTGGCACAGGTTCAGGGGTGGGTTCATTTGCCGTGAGTGGTGATGCCACCATGTCCAATGCGGGCGTGATGACCATTGCCCCAACTGCGGTGGAGGGCAGCATGCTCAACGCAAACACGGTGGACGACTCCACGTTGCAACTGTCTGCGTCCAAGCTACAGGTCAAGTCCGAGGGCATCTCGACCAGCGAGTTGGCAGCGGCAGTATCCAACGCACTTTGTCCAGCCGGAAGCATGATGCCCTATGCTGGGGCTACAGCACCCGGAGGATGGCTTTTATGCGACGGGCAGTGGTATGACAGCACTGGCAGCTACGCGGCCTTATATGCGGTTCTGGGGTACACCTACGGGCAGACAGATTCGGGCGGCACGCTCAGTGGGTCGGGAACCTACTTCAAAGTGCCGGACATGCGCGGGCGCGTTGCAGTTTGCGCCGACAACATATCGAGCCTTGGCGATGCTGGTGTTTTGTCCGCGAACGAGACTCGCGGGAGTACGGGTGGCTCGGAGAAAATTGGGCTGGCCGAAGCGAATCTACCAAGCCACACGCACGCCAACACTGTCACCAACAACTCGACCTCCTCGACTATAACAAACATTGCTGACAACCCGTGGAGAAACGACTGCATGACAGTTTCTGACGGGGGTTCTGATGCACACCGCAAGGTGAGTGTTTGGAATGGTGCCGACTGCGTAGAGGTCACCGGCTACGCCAACCAAGACGCGGCTAATGACGTTGCGTGGAATGCTGCTTTCTCAGTCGCGAACACATCCAACGTATCGATCACCAACGCGGCAGTCGGTTCCGGCACCCAATTTAATGTCACCCAACCGTATGCGGTTACAACCTACATCATAAAGACATGACCCGATTGGAGATAGCCCAGCACGTTGCGGATACACTGCAAAAAACCGACACCGACTCGATGGCGTTGTTGAAGAAGTTTGTTGATCGCCGGTACGACATGATCTGGAACAGTGCCCTCTGGCGGGAGACGCTTGGCACTACAAGTTACTCGGTGGCAGCTTCAACCAGTGAGGTGACCCTGAACAGCACTGTTAATTTCCCAGTGAGTATTGCTTGGGATGAGAACGAGATCATCCCATCCAACTACGAGCAGGTGTTTCAGGTTGACCCCGGACTGTTTTCTGACACGGGCACTCCCACAAACTTTATCGTGCTGCCGAAGGACGCGGATGGAAACTCGGTGATCCGGCTCATTCGCACGCCTGACACTGCGAAGACGTTGTTGGTGTTGGGCAAGCTCAAGTTGGTCGCCCTTGCAGACTCTGATTCCCCGAAGATCAGTGGTGTGGATAATGCCCTGCTCGCATTCGTGGAGTCAGACATGCTGCGTCACCTGCGTCAGTATGGAAAGGCGCAGGTCACTCTTCAAGAGGCCGCTGGGCAAATGCAATTGATGCGCGACCTGGAGACGGCTCAATCAGCAAAGGTTTCACGACTGATTCCGAGCATGGCACCGCAATGGGACGTAAACGACTTGGAGTAACATGCCGCTACACTATAACGACGCACTGGATGACACGCTGACGTTCGACGGGCAAATGAGCTTCGTTGGAGGGCAGGTATCCAACGTGCGCTCGTCGTTGATTGGTGAAACCCAGTACGCAGAGGGGATCAATATTGATATTGACCGATTCGGGTCAGCAGTTACCCGACGCGGAACGAAGGTGGAGCAGGGTCGCATTGAGGGTGTGGACGACCCCAAGTGGCAGAATGCGAGCAACAAGTGGCACCTGCATGGAACGGTCTGGAACGCAACAACCGGCACGGTGCGCGGACTCGACTATTACGACACCACCAACACTGAGGAACTGTTGGCGTGCGTGGACGGAAAACTTTGGAAGACCACTGGGGGTGCATGGTCGGAGGTCAGCGGGTACACGCCAAATTCCGATGAGAGAGTTGAGATGACTCAACTGGTGGACAGGATGTTTTTTACTGACGGTGTCAATAATGTGCATTCGTATGACGGTTCAACAATCACCGATGAGGGAACAGGCTCCGGTAATCCCCCCATCTGCAAGTATTTGGTGAACCATACCAACCGGCTTTTTGCTGCTGGCACCAGCACCCCTGACGCCCTGTTATGCAGCGCACTTCTGGACGGGCAGGATTGGGATATAGTCAACGACCAGATTCGTATTGGTGCTGGAAACGATAAAATTACCGGACTTCAACCTTGGGACGGATTCAACCTGTTGGTTTTCCTTGAGCGCAGTATCTTCAACGTGGTGACCACGCCAACTGAAACAACCGCAGCAAACTGGTCGGTGGAGAACGTGGATCGCAATGTGGGGTGTGTGTCCGGGCGAACAATTGCCCAAGTCGGATCGGATGTATTTTTCTTGGCGAGGGACGGGATAAGGACGGTGCGCGGAATCCTTGAGGGTGCGCGTTCTGCGGTAAGCGAACCAATCTCGGTGGGCATCAATGACGTGATCGAGACGATCAACTGGGAGGCGGCAGTGGATGTTGCGTGCGCAGGATTCTTCAACAACCACTACTGGTTGTCGGTGCCCACCTATTCATCGGACGTGCCGGATACCTGCATCGTGTTTAATACGATCTCGAAATCATTCGTTGGCAAGTGGACTGGCATGACTCCCACCAAGTTTGCGACCAGTGCGTTCAATGGTTACCCGAAGATGATTTTCGGGCAGACAGACGGCAAGGTGTTGACGTGGCAGGATTATGTTGCCGAGGCGAGCGAGTCGGTGGAAACATTTCAGGATGATGGTGTGAACTATGCCAGCAGCATCACTACCCGCGCATTCAACTGGGGTGACCAGTTTTCCGAGAAGCAACCTGAGCATGTTGAGTTTGAGTTTAAGCCGGGACTATCTGATCGGGTGGAGGTGCGCGTTAAGATCGACAGCGTGGATGAGCGTGCGGTGCATGGTTCAATCATCGACACGGGCAGCACCTCTGTTGTCCTGCCGGTTGTCCTGCCGGTTGCATTCCCATCCGAGCGCCCGATGCGCAGGCACTACAACATGATGACGCATGGCCCATGCAATGAGGCTGAGTTCATCGCGAAAACCACAGCCAAGAAGATGGAGGTGCGCAGCGTGAAGGCGGCGGCTTACCTCAACACGATGGCACTGGAGAAAACATGAGCGATGAACCCGTACATTTTCAATTATCTGAGGTCGTTCGCTGGCTCAGGGCGCACGACAAGCGGAACTTATGTTTCGGCGGATGGCCGGACGATATCTTGGAAATTTACCTTCGATGGCACCATGCGAATGGGAGTCTGTTCATGGTCGAGGACAGGGGCAGCCTGGTCGCATTGGGTGTCGGGACACAAATGGATGAAACTGACATTGATCGACACTGGGTCACGGGACGATCCACGGGGAACGCTTTTTACGTCTCGGACGTTGTGGCGACGAAAAAAGAAGGGGTGGCAGCATGCGTGGACGAAATGCGCGCGCGTTGTCCGCGATGGCGGGAACTTAAACTGTATGCGCTCCGGCATGGGAAAAAAAGACGGTTAAGCGCGCGATTGTTTGATCGACTGTTGGACAAATGGAAATAGCAGGGGAAGTCGTGACAGGCAGGGGGTGCAAGCAAAAGCCGCCAACGGCAAATGTGTTGATGGATCGTGCGGCTCCGCTTGGCGTTTACCTTGGGGAAGCGTGGCTCGGCAGCGAGAAACTGGGGCGTGTATGTGCGTGGGTGCAGGATCATCAACCGCATATTGCAGAGGTGTATGTGGCGGGTTTTGAGGGTGATTTATATGGCAGTTTTTTGACAGTGAAAAAGATGCGGGAACTTGGGCGCAAGGAAATTACAGAACTCTACGACAAGGCATTGGCATGAATGATATGATGGCACATTGCATGAAACAGGCGCGGACAATCACCGCCGCCTATCGCAACCGTTACTGGGCAGCGACAGACGCCACCAACAAGGGCACGCCGCCACCGCCGCCGCCCGCACCAGACTATTCTGGCGCGGCACGCGAGGGCATACTTACAGATATCGAGGCTTTACCGGCACGCAAGATCATTGAGGCGGCGGCTCGCGCAGGCACGCGCGGCATGGTGGACATTGGCGGCAAGCAGGTGAACTTTGATTTTACCGGAGTGGGCGACTTGCAGCAGCAGGAAATTGACCTTGAGGCGCAGCGTCGTTCTGCCGATGCCATTGCTGCGATGGGATTGGATATCCAGCGAAGGTACGGCAAGGAATATAATTTAGAGCAAATTGCACGCATCAAGGAGGCAGACCCCGTGGGGTACGAGATGCGACAGGAATTGGCTCGCACCACGCTGGAACAGTTGGCCAAGGGCAGCGAATTGACTGAGGCACAGGCGAAGCAGGCGGAGGAGAGTGTGCGCGGCGCACAGGCAGCACGCGGCAACGTGCTTGGGCCAGCAAACATTGCACAGGAAGCACTGGCGAAGTTCGACATGGGGCAGCGCCTATTGACGCAGCGGATGCATGCGGCACAGTCGTATGTCATGGGGCAACCCTTGACTGCCCAATACGGAACAATAAGTGGCGCGCAGCAGGGTGCCGCCATGTTTGCGCCGCAACAGATGCGGCAAGGGATTGCTCAAAACCCCAACGCGATGCAGATGGGGGCACAGTTTGCAGCGCAGAATTACGGCACACAGGTGCAGGGATATCAGGCGCAGCTTGCCAATACGACGAATCCGTGGATGGAAGGCTTGGGGATGATTGCCGGAATTTCTGGACAGGCACTGGGGGGATACATGCAGGGCAAGGCGATGGGTACGAAATAATTTTAGCTAATAGAAGGGGGAACGAATATGCCAAGGAAAAGTAGTTTCTTGATGGGGTTTGAGACTGGTTCTGCGCTGATGCGCGGGGCGCAGGCTGATGCACGCGCACGCCAACAGGCCGCTATGAACGCTCGCCTCAACGAGAGACGCCTGCAAGCTATGGACGCCGAGTTGCGGGCGGAGCAGGAGAAACGGAGGGTGGCGGCGGAGAACAAGGGCAAGGCATTTGCCGCCCTGAAAAGGGCGCGTGATCATTTCAATGAGATGTCGGGCGAAGCCAAGACACTGGAGGAACGCTCCAAATTCTGGGTTGACTGGCGCACCAAGGTTCGCCCCTCCCATATTCGGGACATCTATCTGGATGGGCAGGCGGAAAAGATATTTAGCGCATGGGAAGCAGGACTGGAGGCAGGGGAGGAGAGGCAGGCTTATGATGAGGTAAATTCGGTGCGAAAGGCGATGAGCACGGCCAAAGTCGCCCGGAAGGTTGGCAGTCTCAGTAACGCCGCAGAAACACTGGACGAAGCAAACAATTATCTGCCAGAACCCATTGACCAAGAACAGGAAGGGTGGCTGAAGCGTGCCCTTGATGTCGTGGCGGGTGTAAGGAACGCCAAGGCAGCCGCATCCATCTTGTGGGAGATGGAGGAGAAGGATTTTACTGAGCAATACCTGATGGTTGACGGCACGCCGAAGTATCGCCCGGCGGTCATGGCTGAAATTGCTAATCTTCATAAGGCCCATAAGATGTCCAAGTTGGCGGAGGACGAGCGCACCCTGAAGAAGTCCAAGAATCTCGCCCTGCAAAATGCCGCCATCGAGATCCAGCGATTCACTGGCCAGAAACCTGACCCCAACTGGACTGATAACCAGTTGTTTTCCCGTGCGCAACAGGCGCGAGCGGAGGATGCGTTGAAGCGACAGGATCAATCACAGATCAACCAGGACATGCAGGTTTGGGATAAGGTCATAGCCGGTCGGGAATGGACGTTGCCGGATGGCAGGAAATGGGTGGCTCCCATGTCGGGCAAGATCACGGTGGAGGGGGAAGGCGGCGTGATTCGCCCCTGGGATCGCGCCAAGGAGCCGCCTCCCCTGTATGTCTATCAATTGCTCAACATGGAAACTGTTGAAACACCCGACAGGACATCGTTGGATCCGGCAACCAATACTTATACTCGCTGGTTCCGCACCAGTCGCCCGATGGGAGTCCAAGGTAAGCCTGAGCCGAGGGCTTTGCCTCCCGTGGTCTCCCCCCCCGCGCTTCCCAACCTCAACCCCCCGGCGCGCAACCCATAGGAGGCAGTCATGGCGGAACAGGCACAACTCATTCCCACCCCGCTCCTAAAGCGGGTGCGGGGCAATTTCCCGGCGTTTGATGACATGTCAGATGAGGAATTTGCGCGTGGACTGATCAAGACCAACCCCAGCATCAAGTGGGAACAGTTATTTGAGGTTCCCGCGGATGAAAAGCCCCTGACCCGCGCTGCTCTGCGCCTGGCCCCCAGGGGATCAATGGGGGATCACGCGGCAGAGATGCGGCGAATGGGAACGATTGGCCCAGCCCCTGAGAAATCCCGGCTGGAGAAAGCCTACAAGGCAGTGCGTGAACCTTTATCTCCGATTATTGGGTACACGGAGGAACAACAAGAGCAGAGAGGCGACAGGGGCGGTGGAACCAGTGCGGCAGACATTGGCCTCATTCCCTCGCTCGCCACGCCGCCCAAGGTGGTTAGTGAATGGCACCCGATACCCAAGGCCAAGAAGAACGATCCCAAGTGGAAAAAATGGTCGTATGGCGCTGGCGAGGCACTGCTGGATGTCGGCAAGTTTTTTACCTCGCCACTAGGCGTGGCCACGATGGGCGGCGCAGGGGCGGGGCGGGCCATTATCAAGGAGAACATGGCACGCATTTCCCAGTTGCGGCAGGCGTCCGGCGCGCCGGGAGTGTCAGCCAGGCAATTGTTGCAGGCACAGAATGAAATCAAGCTGCTCCATGATGGCGCAATGACGGCACGCAAGTTGATGGCAGTGGGCGAAGGCGCATTTGCCGCCGATCTGCTGCGGCAGGGCGCTGAGAATGTCGGTCGGTTGAATCGCATCCTTGCCTCTGATGTCAGCGACCAGGAAAAGGCGCGTGAGATCACTTCACAGGGGTTGGGGCTGATGTTTGCTGGACTTCTGGCAAGGGGGTCAAGCAGGGCATGGAAGGAGATGGGGGCTGCCCCTTCCCCGAAGTTGATTGAGCTAATCAATCAATGGAAACCCACTGCCCCGGAGGGTGTGCGCATCCCTCGCGGGCCAGTTGCTCCTGCACGCCCGCAAGGTCCACAGCCGGGCAGGCCGAGCGAACCCGTAGAGGCAAAGTCCAGGGGGGATGAGACTGTGCCCGAGGTTAAGCCAGTTGAGGAACCGGCTGCCGCGCCTGAAGTTCCCGTTGAATCCCTTGGCCAAGCTGTTGACCCGGCTGCCCCTGAGTCCGCTCCCGGCGTTGTGCCGCCCGAGGTGAATGTGCCAGCGGAATCAACCGGAGGAGCCACCCCCGAGGGCAAGGGGCGCGGGTTGCTGGAGCGGGCGGATGCGCTGGAGGGCGTGGATGCCACGCCGGAAATCAAGGCTGAAGCATTGGCGTCCCCTGAATCACGCTATGAGGTGCAGAGTCAGGCAGAAGTCAGTCGGGTTGTGCGGGAGATGTCCGATGCTCAACTTGCCACTGAGTCAGCCAAGGGACCGGGCGAGAGCAACATTTCCGTGGCGGCATCCGCCGAGCGCATTCGCCGCATGATTGCTGAAGGAAGGGGCGAGGAAGCCGCCGCCATTCTCGCCGAGGCCCGGCGGGCAACCACCTTCGGGCAGTTGGTGAACCAATACAAGAGGTTTAGAGAAGCTACGCCGGAGGGTGTCCTGTTCCTTACCAAGCAGGAGATGAGGGCGAACGGGCTGGACGCACCCAACAAGCGGCAGTCTGCCGAGATAAAGCGTCTTGCCGAGGAAAACATAAAGGTCAACGCCGAGTTGGCTGAAGCTGAACGCACTTATGCCGAGAACAAGAAGGCAATGGAAGAAGTCAGTCGGGCAATGCGGGAGGCGAAAGAAGGAAAGGATCAACAGGCAGCCGCCGCACTTGAGTCCCAATTTGAGGCTGCCAAGAAGCAACAGGCCGACAATTGGGCGCGCGTAGAGAAAAACTTGGCCAGGGCCGAGAATGCCTCACGCGAACTGGCGGTCTATCAGGGGAAACTCAACCCCAAGGGTTTGCAGGATACACTGATCACTATCTTGCAAGGCAACCTGCTCACGCCGACCTCGCTGGGAATCAACATCGTTGGCAATACCATCAACATGCCGTTTCGCGGGTTAGCCCACGGACAGGCGCGAGTGATTGATGCGATCCATGCCTATGCCACCGGGCGCAAGCCGGAGATTGCCATTCGGCCCTTTATGGATGCTGCTTCCCGCATGCGGTTGTTGAAGGGTCAGGCCAAGGAAATCGTGGACACCATCCGCAAGGGGCCGGAAGCCAACCTGTACGAGATTGAGCCGGGGCGTGGTTACAAGAAAAAGCCCCTCAATTCCATTCAGGCCATCAAGGACTTGGCCAACATGCTGCTGCGTCGGCATGACAAGCTGGACATGCCCACGGTTGGGGGGCAGGTTCCTGTCTCAGCCAAGCTGGCCACGCTCATGGAGGCAACCGTTGGAATGCCTGCTGACTTCATGCTGCGCTCCCTGTCCGTGGGTGACATCCCCTTCAGGACACGCGCGCGCAACCTGCGCATTCGTGAATTTGGCAAGCTGAAGGGATTGACACCGGAGGAAATCAGCCGGGCTACAGTTCATCCCGATCTTTTCTTTTCCCCCAAGGAACTCGCGCGCATCGAACTTGAGGCTGCAAGGGCAGTTTTTCAGCAGGAAAACGCCCTTACCAAGGCGGTGTCTTCCCTTAATCATTGGTTCAGGAGGGCATCAGAAAACGGTTGGGTGGGGTCAGAAATGGCGTGGCGCACCGTCACGCCCTACCAGCGCACCCCCATCAACGTGATGGGGGAATTGGCAACCTTCTTCCCGCCCACCGGACTGGCCAAGTTGGGCGCGGACATGGTGAAGTCCAACAAGCAGTACAGGGAGGCGCACGCCAAGGCGGCTGAAGCGTATGAGGCCAACCCCACTGAGGCCAACTTGAAGAAAATGCAGGGAGCGAAGCGCGACTTGCGCGAGGCCAAGATCACGGCTGGCAAGGTGGCGGTGGGAATCGAGGTCATTGTCGCCTCAAACATGCTCTATGACTTGGGCATTGTTTCCCCTTCACTGGAGGGGCGGGATGCTCCGCAAAAAGCTAGGGAACTGACTTACACTGAGGGCGTGATGAATCCCGGCAGTGTCAACCTGTCAGCCTTGGGGCGCTGGTTGGAGGGCAAGGACCATTCACCCCAACCAGAGGATGAAACCGCCCATCTGCCCAGACTGGGCGTGGTGGGGTACATCATGGGGGCAACAGCCGACATCCGGCGTGACATGGAAAAGCAACCCGAGTTCAGCGGCGTGGACTTTTCCATGTCGCTCATCGGCGCTGCTGGCACGCACACGGGGGGGCACATGCTGGAGCTTCCCGTGGCCAAGGGGTCGGCGGAATTGATCAAGGCTATTTACAACAAGCAGGGCGGCAAGTGGATGCGGCAAATGTTTGAAACAGCCGCCAACATTCCCCTGCCCAATTCCCTTGCTGCCATTGACAGGTACGGCAGGGAATGGCGGCCTGACATGCGCAGCGAAAAAATCGGATGGAAGGGTGAATTGGAAAACTTCAGCAATCGCATCAATCAAAAGCTGGCAAGTTTTGGTTTCAGCCTGCCCGGCAGTGAGGGCACGGACAAGCTGGCCCTGAGGGTGGACTTGTGGGGGGAAAAGGTCAAACAAACCCCCAAGGGGGCCAATCGCTTTCTATGGAACCTGCTCAACGTGGGGCGGTTCCAAGAGCTAGGGCAAGACCCGGTGAATGAAGAAATTCACCGACTGTTTCGCCACACGGCTGGCACTGACATGATTCCCTCGCTGCCGGGCAATTCAATCCGAATCACGCCGAAGGTTGCTCCAATGGCAAGGCGCGCGCGGCAGGTTGCCAGCGAGATTAAATATAACCCCATGCCCCCCGCCCTTTACCAGAAGTACGCCGAGATGGTGGGTCAGAATCGCAGACGCTTGGTGGAGGCAGCCATGCTGGGCAAGGACGGCAAACCCGGCGAAGGCACCTATGACCTTGCCTATCCAGACAACCCCCAAACAGGTGTGCCGCATGAGGGGCCGGAATGGAAGCACCTCAATGACGATCAGAGAATCAGGCGATTGAGGGGCATTTATGGTCATGGCCTCAACCTCGCCAAGACTGAGTTTTTAAAGAAGCACGGCCGGCTCTTAACCAAGAAGAAGCCCAGAAAGGGCTTCAAGCCGGCCGAATAACCAAGCGGGAAACCGCGAAGTCAACCAAAGCGATGACAAGGTGGAGGCTCATCAATGCAGAGGTTCATATTCGCAAGCGACCTGCACGGCGACCAGCAGTGTAAGGCAACAGTAAAGGTGCTCAGGGCGGCGACTGAAGACTTCAAGCCGCATCTGCGCATATTTGGTGGCGACCTCATTGACGCGCGCCCGTTACGCAGGGGTGCAGGGCCGGAGGAGCGGGCTGAGAGCATGGTTGATGACTGGCACAAGGGACTTAATTTCCTTGGCGACTGGAAACCGACACACCTCGTCCTCGGCAATCACGACATCAGGCTTTATCACCTTGCCGAGGCTGACAAGGGTATTGAGTCGGACTTCGCGTGGAAAGGAGTCAACGAACTTGAGGCAACGCTAAAAAAGATCAACTGCCAATGGCTACCCTATCATAAGAAGTCGGTCTTCAAATTCGGACACTTAAAGTGTCTGCATGGATTTTTCCACGGAATGTACGCGGCTCGGCAACATGCCCAAGTCTACGGTAGTTGCATCTTTGGACACACGCACACGATTGATGAATTTTCCATCCCAGGACTTGAGCGCAGGGTGGCGCGGGGCGCAGGGTGCCTTTGCAGCCTTGACATGCGTTACAACACCCACATGCCCAACAGCATGCGTCATGCTCATGGATTTGTCATGGGCGTCATCAACGAGAAAACAGGCAACTACTGGGCGATGCACGCCGAGGAGGTGGACGGCAAATGGGTAATTCCAAGCGGATTCAAGACAATTGGCTAACCTCGCTGGAAGAAGTCATTCGCGAAGACGAAGAGAGGGTTCCCGAAGGTTGGTTGTCCATGATTGGGTTGGCAAAGCGCCTCGGCGTTTCGCGTTGCCACGCCAACAAACAGGTCAACGAACTCATCGAGGCGGGCAAAGCCGAGATGAAAACATTCAGGGTCTGGCGCGGGAACCGCATCTATCCCGTTCCGCACTATAAGCTCAAAGAATGAAAATCCCCAAGGCAGGCCGGAGGGTGCATGTGGAATGGATAGACATTGTCGGCCTGGTCAACGACGTTTTGTCCAAGGCCGTGCCAGCCCCCTGCTGGTCGGAAGGGTTACTGGTGAGGGTGGAGAAAGATTTCATCGTGCTCGCCAGCAGCATGTACGGGGATAGTCCAGACGATCCCGTGGGGGATTACACCGTCATTGTCATTGGATGCATTAAGCGCATCCGCGTCCTTTAATCCCCCCGCCAAACCGTTCGTGCTCGCCCTCATGCAGACTGCCGACAGTATGTCAGCGTGAAAAGGGCGAGCGCCACGGCCATCAACTGGAGACACTGGAGCATCATGGTTAAAATTCCCCTCACAACTCATTAGACGCTGCAACCTTGCTAACGGTTTTGCTAACAGGAAGGGTGATTATTCCTGATCACTCCTGATCACTCCTGATCACTTCCAAGGAGAGTTTCGCATCGGTGAAATAGGGGAAAGTATGGTTTTACCGAGGGAAAGTGAAAGGGCGTAGTTGTGACTACGGATCAGGAGGTTTGAGGTTCGACTCCTCATGCGCGTGCCATTTAACTCCCTGTTTCTCAACAACTTCCAAGCCCACAGTTTTTGTGGCAGTTTTTACCGCTAACGGTTTTGCTAACAGGAAGGGGCTGGAAAAAATCAGCCTTCGAGCGCCACGTCGGGGGTCGGGTCAGCGTAGAAACGGTCAGTCGTAGAGATGTCTTTGTGACCGAGGAGGTGTTGAGCCGCGTGCAAGCCTGCGATCTTGGATACCTCCGAGCCGAAGTGGCGACGTAGTTCGTGCATGCGCTTGTTGGAGTGTGTCCACCCCTTGCCGGACAACCAGGCATTGAGACGGTCAGGGATTTTTTCCGCGCGTGCGGTCTTGGGGCCATCAAGCAGATAGCCGGTGCGCCCCTTGGTGAGTTGACGCACCTCATGGTATACATCGGGCGCGAGCTTGATTTCCCGTTCGGTGGAATTTTTGGTGTCGAAATCTCCATCAGGCTGAATCTCGATGGAATGATCCCCGAGCCACTCCATGCGTGCATTGGCAATCTCACTGCGCCGCATCCCTGCGAAGAAAGCCAAAAGGAACATGAGATATGCTTCCCGGTCATTCACTCGCAACTCAGTTCTGGCGGCAGCAAGGGTGCGCGCCGCCAGCCCCCTGTCCCTTGGTGCCTTGTAGCGCACGCGCGGGCCATTCTCAACTTTTCGGGTGATGAAATCCTGAATGCACGGCGGCAATTGAATATCCTTGTCTGCGAAGCGTTGCAGCATCAACGCGGAGAAGACGGACTTGGCTTGGCGCACCGTTGAAAAAACGGTTCGCTTGGCGGCGTGCATGGCTTTCACTCCAATGGTTTTTTTCTGGCGAATTTTTTCAAAATCAGAGAGCAGGGCACCGTTCAGCACGGTGATGGGTTGTTGATCGGCATCCTCCCCAGTCACTTCCCTGACGATCAGGCGCATGCTATTGGCATTGGACTTGATGCTCGCAAGGCGAATACCGGCAAGGGCTTCGTAGTGCTCAAGCAGTCTGCCAATGGTGATGACCCGTGAGCGCCGCAGTCGCAGTCTCTCGGCGTCAGTCCAGCGCCCCTCACGCAGGCGCGTGAAGTATTCCTTCGCCCGCTTTCGGGCAGTGGGCTTATCCGCCGAGCCGGTGGCAAACCACTTCTGATGACCGTCCACCCGAATGACAGCACTGTAATGTTTCCCTCGCTTGATAAGCGTCATGGCGACGGCATACTGATTGCGTCGATATGTATAGACAAGTCTTTTTTGAGTTTGATGTATTTTTTTTATTGCCAACTTGTTTGAGGCTCTTAAAAATTACACGCAACTCATTTGGGCATGATGATTTGTCAATTCAACCTGACCGATCTTTCAGATGAAGATTTGAGGCAAGTACTAGAAGACCTTCAGTGCGCGCAGGAGGAAGTGCTAGCGGAGATTAAGCATCGCGAATCAGGAGAAGATGAAATGCTTCTTGTGATTCAGAGGAATTAGCTCTTTTTCGAGCTTTTTCGCTGGTTTTTAAGGCGCTCCTTAACAACATCGAAGCTCGATTCCTCGCGCCTGATGATCTCATCAATGTGCGCTTCAACGCACTCCTCTATTATAGCCGTCTGGGTGATCCCCGTCACCCGAGCAGCATCAGAGAGCATCTCCTTAAATTCAGCACGAAAACGAAATGCCTGAGTGTGTGATTTTTTTTCCTGCGATTTTGAGTCCATTTTTACGGGGCTGAAAGGTCACTCGTATAAACGAACAATGCAAGCACTAAAAAATAATACTTGCTATACTGCTATACTGTCTATACTGTAGACGCGTGCGTAAGGAGAACGGTGCGAAGAAGGAGTTGACCGCCTTCCGGCTGAGACGGGATTGCCGGAAATATCTGCGGCGACACGCGACCAAAAACCAAACGACCATGACTGCGGTCTTGGAGTCCTTAATTCTGGAGCACTGCTCTCCGGCAAAGGCGAAACAACAATGAACCCGAGGAGTTTCCTGAAGCTATTCACCCGCACGGAGGCGGCAGAACTGTTGCGCGTCTCAAAGCCGACAATAGACCGGATGCGCCGCCGTGGCGACCTGGACACCGTGCATCCGGTGGGTGGTGCCCCGAGGATCACCGAAGAGTCCATCCGTCGCGCAACGTGCGTCAAGGTGGTGTTGGCATTCCTGATTTTAGCCCACCTATTACTCTTCATAAAAACTCAACCAAAGGAGGGCGTTGCCGCCCCGCGACCCTCCCGTGGTGCGGCAGCCAATTAAAATCATGGACATCAAGCAGGAACAATTCGAGTTGCCGGGGATGCCACAACCCGTGCCCGAGCCAATCGCCGAGGATGTACGGATGCTGCGCGAATATCTCGACCATCGTGGATGGGTATTGGCCAAGCAGATCAAGCAGTCACTGGGGTGGGATGAGCGCACGGTCAGGGCGGTTGCTGCTGCCTCCCGTGGGCATGTGATCTCAGGCCAACAGGGTTACCGGCTCACCAAGCAGGCACCCGATGACGAGGTACAGCATGCAGTCAACTGGATGCGCTCGCAGGCGAGGAACATGACGCTGCGCAGCGACGAAATAGAGTGTGTTCGGCGGGGGAGTGCATGGGCCTGAAGAGTCGCCAAAAAGGGAAGCGGGGCGAACGGGCGTGGGTGAGGTTTCTGCGCGAAGAAGGAGGTCTGGACGCGCGCCGTGGACTCTCCCAGAGCGGAGGTGCAATCGAACCGGATGTGGTCTGTAGCGATGTGGACTTTTTACACTTCGAAGTGAAGGTGGGCAAACGGCAACCCAACCTGTCGGACGCAATGAGCCAAGCCAAGCGAGATGCGGGGCAGAAGGTGCCCGTCGTTGCGCACAAAAAGGACTTTGATGGCTGGATGATCACGCTGCCTGCCGAGGAATTTTTATCCCTCATCTTGGGCGATTTGCCCGACGAAAAAGAAACCCCAAAAGAAGGAAGTAGAAATGACTAATGACCCGTTAATACTCGAATACAAAGCCGAGGCGGATTTTCAACCGTGCCCATCAGGCGACCATAAGGCCGTGCTGGTGGACGTGATAAAGTCCGATCAGGAGCCATCGTTCTATGGGCCAAAAGACCACGTTTATCTGGTCTTCGAGTTGGAAGCCGAAAAAGATAATGGATTCCGGTGGACGCTGAACTATCGAGCAACAGCAAGCATGCACCCGAAAGCCAACCTCAACAAGTTCCTCGCGAAATGGCGCGGGAAGGCGATTGAAAAGGGAGAAAAAATCAACATGCGCTCCCTGATCGGCAAGTGCTGCATACTCGAAGTTGAACATACCGAGGGAAATGATGGACGCACATGGGCGAACATAGATCGCGCACGGCCATTGACAAAGGCCCAGTGGATAAAGCCGAAAGGCGAATACGACGGGGAACGTGAGCGGCAACGCATCACCGAGCGGGTTGATAAACGCCGCCAAATGGACGGGTACACCTCGGACGATGAACCTGCCGTTGTAGCGTCAGACCCCCCTGGGGCGATCAAGCAGTCCGAGAAAAAGAAACCCGAGCCGGTGTTGATCGAGGTGGACGATGACGCCGATGACGTACCCTTTTAAGGGTGCCCCGCTACTGGGCAACTCCTCTTGGGAATAATCCTCCCACTTCATTGCTCAGGGGCATCCTGAACTTTTTTGCGACATGAATAAAAAATCAATCCGCAGCAGGGGCAGTCGCGTGCTTGGCAGGGTGTTCACACTCCTTGTTTCCCCTGTCACTTGGGCGGGGCTGACCCTTGCTGCGGGCCTGTATGTGTTCTGGAAATGGAACAATGCAATCCAATGAAAACCTATCCGCGTATCGTTGCCTGCTGGCAGGAGTCCTGTTGCAGGCGCTGGAGGATTACCAGTGGTTGCGCAACAAGGGCTGGATCGTGAATGGCGAGATTCTCGACTCACGACCAGACAAGAGAATGAACCATCACTGGACGGGAACAAATGAACTGCGCGAATTGCAAATGTTCATCTTCGGGCGTGGATGTGAATTATTCATCGACCTCGGCGACCTCGACTTTAACGCGGACTTGTTGCGCCAAAAATGCGAACCGCACTACTGGAGCGAACTAAAGGAGAAGAACAACAAAAAATGTCAACCACACTAATTACGCCCAAAAACGACTCCCATCTTTACACCGCAAATGGCGAGGCAATGCACACTATCATCGGAAAGAATGGCAAGACGCGAAAGACCACATTGGCGGATGCCCGCAAGCTGAATCTATTCTTCTCGGTGACATCCATCCTCAAGCTGATCCACAACCCGTTTTTGGAATCGTGGAAAATTAACACTGCAATTCTGGCAGCACGCACGCTGCCCAAGAAGGACAATGAAAGTGAGGAGGAATTCGTGACGCGCGTCATCGAGGACTATGGATCGACCAGTCGCTTGGCGATGGAATTCGGGTCAAGCATCCACAATGACATTGAGCGGATAAACCTCGGGAAGGCAGCGCTTAACGCGAAGATCGCAGAATACATCGAGAAGTATATCGAGTGGAAAGAGGAACGGATCGGCAAGGTGCTGGCGGCGGAACAGGTGGTTGTTAATCACGATCACGGTTATGCGGGCACACTGGATTTGCATGCCGTCCACAAGGTGCATGGGCCGGTGGTCATTGACTTCAAGACCCAGGCAATCCGGCAGGGGCGCGAGCCGAATTTCTACGAAAATTTTCCGCTGCAACTGGCTGCCTATCGCGAGTGTCTGCCGGATAAACCAAGGTGCTTGTCGGTGGTGATCAACTCCACATCGCCGGAATTGCCCCATGAAAAACTATGGAATGAAGAGGCAATCGAGAATTCGTGGCTGCAATTTTTCCATGCCAACAGGTTGTTCCAGTTGAAAAAAAACTATAAGCCGGAATGTTCCCTAGCCGACAAGTCGCCCGCCGAGATGGCGCGGGTTGTCACGGAAGCGGCGGCGGAGGTGTTCGACGTGACTCCGCGCGAAATCCTCGGACGACGTCGCAAGGAGCCGATAGTGACTGCGCGCCAAGTAAGTTACTACCTGCTGCGCAAGTGCGGACTGAAATACGAGAGGATAGGGGAGGTATTCGAGCGCGACCATGCTGCCGTGATCCACGGGTGCAAGCGCATCGGTGATTTGTCCGAGGTGGACAAGAAAATGAAGATCGCCGTCTGCCGACTCGAAAACATGGTGATGGCAACATGATGGACTTCGACGAACTGGCAGAACTCAGGCATCTCGATCACGACGACAGGGATGACGATCCATGCGAGTGGTGCGGGCAATATGAGTCTCAGTGCCACTGCGAGGAACAAAATGGATGAAGTAAGTATCACAAAACAACTCACTGTATTGAGTCTTGGGGCCGGAGTGCAAAGCACTGCATTGGCGTTGATGGCAGCAAGAGGCGAGGTTGTGCCGATGCCTGATGCTGCCATCTTCGCTGATACGCATGAACCCCGCGAGGTGTACGAGCATCTTGAGTGGCTGGAGAAGTTCCTGCCGTTCCCGGTGTACCGTGTTGCGCTGGGGGATATATACAAGGATGTCCTGCATTCTGCAAAGACCGGGGAGAGGGTCAGTAACCCGCCCTTCTACACGCTCTCCGAGAAGGGCGAGAAGGGTATCCTTATGCGTAAATGCACTGCTGACTACAAGGTTAAGCCTATTGTGAGGAAGGTGCGCGAGCTTCTGGGGTTCGGTAAAGGCGAGCGAGTCAAGGACGCGCACTGCGAGCAATGGATCGGGATAAGTCTGGACGAGACTACAAGGATGAAGGAAGCCCCTGAGAAATACATCACCCATCGTTGGCCGCTGATTGAGAAACGAATGAGTCGGCATGACTGTTTGAGGTGGATTGTTGACAATGAGTTCCCTGCGCCTGCAAGGAGTGCCTGCACTTTCTGCCCGTACCACAACAATGATTACTGGCGTTACCTTAAAAAGAACTACCCGGATGAATTTGAGGAAGCGTGTCAATTCGATGAGTCAGTCAGGAACGGCATAAGCGGAACGACAGACACCTTGTTTGTCCACCCCGACATGGTGCCGCTGCGGAGTTTGACAACGGACGTGGACAAGGGGCAACTCACCTTCCTCGATGAATGCGATGGAGTTTGCATGTTGTAGATGGAGGACGGGATGGCAACTCACCGCAAGGTTATGGAAATTACGAGTCTGTATGCAGCGCGTAAAGGGCGAACACAACAAGAACAGGCACGGGTTAAGCGTGCATCTAGGTTGGTGGGGGTAAGCTAGGCGAGGAGGAGAATGAAAACTGAACAACAACGCAAGCGATGCCACCAGTGGCAGGAGTTCCAGTGCCACTCGAAGGCAAGCAAGCTGAAAGCTGCGCGTGAGCGGATCGTGGGGCAGGTTATTCGCAAGGAGATCAGCATTGACGAGGGGTGCATCAGAGTGCGGCAGCTTGAGGAGGAAAATGAATGTGGATAGTTCCAAGACAATTACTCATCTCAGTCTCTGCACAGGGTACGGAGGCATTGACATTGGACTCAGAAGAGTTCTCCCAACTTGCAGAACAATCGCTTATGTGGAGATCGAAGCCTTCGCCTGCGCGAACCTGGTCGCAAAGATGGAAGCGGGTGAACTGGATGCGGCACCTATCTGGACGGATCTTAAAACCTGCGACTGGGAAATCTTTCGTGACCGAGTGGATATCCTCAGCGGTGGATATCCGTGTCAGCCATTCTCAGCAGCAGGGCAGCGAAAAGGAAAAGAAGACCCCAGACACCTCTGGCCATTTATACAGAGGGCAATTGGACTTATTCGTCCGAGATACTGCTGGTTTGAGAATGTCGAAGGGCATCTTACCCTCGGCTTTAAAGACGTGTGCCACGACTTGGGAGAGTTGGGTTACGAGCTTACGGCAGGAATATGCAGTGCGGCTGAGTGCGGCGCAAGTCATCAACGCAAACGAGTTTTCATCTTGGCCCACCGCATCGGCGCGGGATTGGAAGGGTTGCTATGTGACGCTAAAGCGGAAGGACGGGAAGATGCGGGGCGACTTGCTGCCCGATGCAGTGAACATCGAAGAGAATGGCCCGCCCGACCAGGCGAACCCCAACAAGAGTGGGAAGAGCCAAGAGTCGTGGCCGACGCCAAGGGCGGGGAATCCAGGCACCAGAAAACCGGGGACGGGCGGGAAAGTGCTGTCGGAACAAGCTCAACAGAATTGGGCGACACCGCACGTTCCAAATGGCGGCCAAACGACATCGGGGAGCAAGGACAAGAAAACGAAAAAGCAAATTCAACTACAGCATCAAGTGCAGAACTGGCCGACGCCGAGGAACATGACCGGAGGCACTTGCAAGAACGGAGCGAAACACTGCGATCTGAACAGCAAAGCCGGCGGCAAATTAAATCCAAGCTGGGTCGAACAACTGATGGGATTGCCGGTGGGCTGGACGCAACTGCCAACCGAGTGGATCGCCTCCGCCTTCTCGGAAATGGAGTCGTCCCCGCCACCTGCGAAGTAGCTTTTCGGACATTGTATGAGGAGTTAAATCCGTGAAACTCAAACGGGATTTAAAGTTACATATTTACCATCGCAAGGGCAGCGCACTGCGGATGTGGCATAGGGAGGGCGAACAAATTGACAAAAAAGTCTTACATGCATTGCTGCGCTCACCTGTGTTCCGGCATGAGATGGAAAAACCAAAACAGAAATAACTATATGAAATCAAGACCAGCATTAAGACCAATACATCCCGCGCGTGCCGAGATGGAAGGAATGCTGCCCCTGACAACCCCCTACAAGCTGCCCGAGGAGGCGCGACTGCTTGTGCGGGCGCTCGACGACCTTGAACGCGGAGGAATCAGTCATGCATTGGTGAAGGAAAAAGGGTGTGATGATGTTGGCGAGAAATTTGAAGGAGTAACAATTTGGCGTGGATATAGATCAACTAAAAAATGAACTGCCGCTTCCAGATTTAATCACCCGTTTGGGTTACCCAGAGGAGATCATCAGGAAATCGGCGCGTTGCCCGTTTCACGACGATTCAAACCCGAGTTTTGGGGTATGGGAATCCGATGGGCGCTGGAAGTGGAAGTGTCATGCCGGATGCGGAGGGGGCGATGAACTCGACTTCATCGAACGCGCACTGGCACTTGACCGAAAGGGGGCGCTTGCCGAGTGGAAACAACTCGCCGGAGATGAGCCAGCCGTCATCGACTGGTCTGAACCCGTTCCCAAGATAGACTGGGCGGCAGCAGTATCCGCCTTTCCTGAATCATGGAAGGAACGCCTCGCGGAAAGGCGAGGATACAGCAAAAAATTTACCAATTGGATGGTCGATAACCATCTGGTGGGCACCGTCGATGGGCAACTGGCCTTTCCAGTCGTCCATGCGCCAAAACCAACGAACCCACGCCAAATGGGCCAGGTAGACGGTGCCCACCTTTTTTCTGAGAAAGGTTGGCGGGTTAAGGGGGGCAAAAATTCACCGTGGTTTATCGGTGAACACCCGGATGTGCTCCTCGTATTCGAGTCGCAATGGGACGCATTCGCGTTCATGGACGTTTCCGACTGGGCCGAGCAGGGAAGCACCATGTCCTCCATTCTCATCACGCGCGGCGCATCAAACGGCAAGAAACTCGACGGGCTGATCCCACAACGCACCCGCGAAATGTACCTGTTCACCCAAAAGGACGAGGCAGGACACAAGTGGGAAGCAGATATAGCCAAAATCTTCCGAAAGGCAAAGCGCATCGAGATGCCTGAGCCGCACAATGATCTCAATGACTGGACTCGCAGCGGTGCCACGACAGGCGACCTCCAAAAATGCATCGAGACAGCAAGGCGCGTGCATGAACCCAACCTCCCTGAACCCTATGGATGGCAGGATTTACTCTCCTTCAAGCCAACCGAGGACAACAACTGCCTGCTGGGAAATCGTTGGCTGGGAAAATCAGGTTCGTGCGTGTGGATAGGCCAATCCGGCCTTGGAAAATCAGTCCTGACAATTCAAGCCGCCATGACGTGGGGAGCAGGACAACCGTTCTTTGGCATCCGCCCGCACAAACACCTCTCAAGCCTCATAATAGAGGCTGAGAACGACTTCGGCGACGTTGCTGAGACTGTGCAGGGGGTAAATCACGGGATGGCTGAGACAGCCGCTCAGGTCGATTTAACGCAATCACAGGGGAATGTGAATATAGTGCGCGTTGTAAACAAAATGGGACTGGATTTTGTGGCTTTAGTGACTGACATGGTCGCTGAGTATCAGCCTGACATGCTCTGGATCGATCCACTGCTGTCTTATCTCGGCGGAGACGCCAATTCGCAGGAGGATGTGGGCAATTTCATAAACGCACTTGGAGAATTGGCGCTCAATACCGGCACACTCCTGCATATAATCCATCACACCGGCAAACCAAAGACAGGACGGGACGCCGCACACTCTTCAGTCAATGACCTTTCCTACGCAGGTCTGGGTTCGTCAGTGCTCACCAACTGGGCAAGGGCAATCATGGTCTTGCAAGGCGTGCGCGGGCATGACGATATCTTCCAGTTGACCGCTGCCAAACGGGGGCGACGTGCCGGTTTGCGCCTGCCGGATGATGATTTTGCCAGTCAATCAGTATACGTCGAGCATGCACCCGTAGGACTCTGCTGGATGCCCTCGGCTTTCGTTCACGAAGAAAAAAACAACAAACGCAGCGAAGTCCCAGGTGATCTCATCCTGCGCTTGGCCCAGGAACATCCGGTCAGTGCATGGAAATTGGCATCCATCGTCGCAGAAGAGGCAAAAGTAAGCCAGCGCACGGGACATCGGCGCATCAAGGAAATGTTGGCAGTCAATTCCCTCATCGCGCGCGATGGAATTATTGTTGCCAACTAAAAAACCCCACCTGCGCGCAGGCGGGGCGTGTAGCCTGTAGCACCTGTAGCCCGTCAAGGGGCAATTCTCGATACCAACAGCTTCAATACATAACCGGCGGGACAATGCACACCCTGTTCCCACTTCTGGTACGTCACAAGGGCACACCCAATTTCCCGCGCGGCGGCTGCCTGGGTCAACCCCTCCCGCGCGCGCCATGCGCGCAGGAGGGTGGGTAGGTCTTGGGTTGTCATTTCGCTGAATCCTCCTCGCCTGGAAGCCAATTGTCCATGATAGCTTCGCCTGTGGAGTCGTCGATGTAGTACGTTCGCCCGTTCATTTCAATATAAGCTGCCGTAATCTCATCCGCCAAAGTCAGCTTGACCAACGGATGAGATTGCATGGCCGATTCAACGCGAACAGGTTTCCATTTGTCTTTTGGTTGCTTGTTTTCTAACACTGCTTTTCCTTTCTTTTTTGTTTAGAGTTCAATTAAGAATTTTTCAGCGAAGTCTTTTCGTATTTGCTTGCGCTCCCGCGCCTGTTCCCCGCGCGTGTGCTTGTCATTCAAGGCAACAGCCCGCGCCTGTTCCTCTCTGGGCTTTGCAAACGTGGCGATGCGGTACAGGTTGCGCCCCTTAATCAGCATTTTTTCGGAGCCGGTTTTGATCGTAAACGTGTGTTGCTGTTTTCCTTGCCCATATGAGTCATTTACAATTTCGCCAGTGACTATTTCAATCCCGGCAAATCTTGGCTTCCGCCTGGAGCCGGTGAATACGGCGCGCGCGAACATTACTTTGTCCCCTTGGCAAGCATCGCCGGTGACATCGCGCGTGTAGCCAAGGGACTTGGCATAGGTTCGCAGGCGCAAGGCACGGTTCCCGTCCGCATCCCATCCGCGCATGGCGGACAACTCTTTTTCAATGGTCTTTTTGTTCACTGCTTTTCCTTTCTTTTTTCCTCCCGCATGCACGCGGGAAAATTTCTAGTAATAAAGCCTGTAGTACCTGTAGACTCTCCATTCCAGCCGCCCGCGTTGCACCGCGTGCGCCCAGGGCCAGGGCTTTGCATTGCATTTCCCCTTGGCCCTGGGCCGTGCGGCTGGATTTTTTTTAAATTAATCCGGCGCGAATAAGCGGTGATTGCAACCGGCCCCGCTTGCATTCCGGGCAGGGATAATCCCCATCAGGCTCAACATCCTGTGAATATCCGCATTCCCTGCATTCGCCGACGCAAACGCCGTCCATCATGGCGCTTTCCAATTCTGCCATTTCATATTCGTCAAACATTGCTTTTCCTTTCGCTTTATCCAGGCACTCCAATGCCCGGCAAGGCGGGGCCACGCATGGCCCCGCGTGTGCCGTTCACTACTGCCCCTTGGCTACCCTTTCGGCCTTGCGTTTGGCTGCCCCATGAGCAGGAAATCCAACCACGCAAGAGCGCTCCCCCTTGGCGCACAATTGGCAACGCGCACAGTCTGTATCAAGATCAGCGCGCGTGGCGGGGCATTGCACGATTTTTCGGCCCGCAGGCGTATAGGCCGTACCCGTCCAGTCAACCGGCATAACCACGACCACGGGCGCAATGTTAAGCCTTGCCAGTTTATCAACTTCTCCGACGTGATTTGCGGACAGATTCACGGTAAAGCCGCTGGCGTTTGCCTCTTTTATAAGCTGGCGATTGATGGCGCGCACAGCGCCAGTGCCCAACATTGGCTTATGAGTGTACGTGAAGCCGCGTCTGCCTTTGTTCGCTTTGATCAATTCACGCATTCGCTTGGCGTGAATGCGGCTGCGTTTGCCTGGTAAATCTCCAGCTTGGTTGTGGCGCCATAATTCGCCAACAGGCAATTCACGGATTGAATCCAAAAACGCGCCCCATAACTGGCGCGCCAGATTCTCAGCCTTTTGGGATACCTTGCCCCAAAACATGCCAAGCGGCCCATAAGCCGCGTAGCAGCCGTCATTTATAAACGGGCATTCTGGTGGGCACGTTTCGTTTGCGCTTGTGGAAACAGGGATTGGCCCGGTTTTCCGATTCGAAGATTCACGCGTTAAATGTACGCGTGGGTAATATTCTGCCATTGCTTTTCCTTTCCGCCCCTTGCACAGGGCTTATTTAACTGGATAAAATACCCAGAAAAGGGCGGCCACAGCATGGCCGCCCGTGTTCTGGCTATTGGCCTAATGCTTGGCGCCACGCTTCACTGGCGCTGCTTTTTCCGCCCCTTATAACAAGCGCCAGTGTGTCGAGTTGATTGTACAATTCGCGCCCCGTGATTTTGAGATTTAACTTTTCCGCAGCATTCGCCGCGTGAATGTCCAGTAAGGCAATGCCCCACAAGTTGCCACCAGAACCATGCCAGTGAATCAACTTGTGTAGAATGTGCCCCAAAGGCGCCTTGGCCAGCTTGGGCGCCTTGGCCAGCAAATTGCCCGTCCTGCTGTTAAGGCATTCAATGAATGCTTGTTGCGTTATTTCCTTTTCAGGCAAGGGGCAATCCGGCCCGAGCTTGCCCCGTTTTTGCTCCAGGCTTTCCGCCATTAGATTTGCGCGCAATTGCGCTTTGTTTGATGTTCCTTGAATCTTCACTGCTTTTCCTTTCTCCCCTTGCACGGGGCGCAACGGGTTCATTCCCTGTTGCTGTGGTAGACACTATTATATATAGTGCATTGCGTCAATCCCTTTTTTTTCGTGTTGCACATTTTTTTTTGACGTGCCGATAATTGTTGAATGGCAGAAAAGAAACGCGTTAGGAAACGGAAACGGCCTGGTAATTCTGCTTTGTCTACCGTGCCAGCGTTACTTGATCCAGGGCGATTGGATATTGACGACCTGGTGCCGCAATCGGCAATCGATAATGGTAAGCTAAAGAAAAAAGGCGGAAAAGGATCAGGGCCAGCCAAATACATGCCGCATACGGTTCGAGCCATCTTCCGCAATGTGGCAATCGGATTGCCAGAAGGCCGCGCAGCAGAATTAGCAGGGATTTCAGCGCGGACGCTGTGTTATTGGAAAAAAGAGTATGATGATTTAACTCAAGCGCTCGCGCGTGTGAATGCAATCGCGCAGGATGAATTGCTTGGAAAGGTACGGGCCGGAATGGAGCGTAACCCACGCCTTGCCCTGGATGTGCTAGAACGGCGTTTTCCTAAAGACTGGGCACCACAATCAAAACATGCGCATGCCGGAATGATTCTTCAATCCGCGATCCCACCTGAAATGATGGCCGCCCTTTACTCAGGGCGAGCGGGGCGTGATGGTGGGCCTACTGATTCAGAATCAGTAGGTTCTAGTGAAAACCCAATTGAAATTTGATTATCCCCCGTGGATTGCTAACTGATTTGCTAACACTGGCCATGCCCTGGGGCTTGTGCCAGCCGTGGCCAGAGCCAGGGCCAGGGGCTTGTGCCAGCCATGCCGATTGCGGGACGGGAGGGGGCACCCATATAGGGGCGGGGGGGTATTCCCTCCCA